CCACCACCCGAGAGATTCCATGACGCCCTACACCGAGGCCGAGGATGCCGCGCTGGATGCCATCGAGGGCACCCACGCCGCCCATGACGACGAGCCCGATCCCGAGTGCGCCGACTGCCAGGAGCGGGCGGCCGAGCTGTGGGACCGGATGGCGGGGCAGTCGTGAGCGTCGCGGAGCGGCTGCTTGAGCAGGACCACGACTACCACGTAGCCCACGACATCACGGTCATGGAGTGCGGCGACTGCATCACGACTGCGGAGCCCGCGTCAGACCCCTTCATCGACGACATGCTCGCCTGGGCTGCCGAGGCCGGCAAGTGACCACCGTCGTCCGGCCCGACCTCTCGCGGCGCACGGCGCTGTCCAAGTCGGCCGTCGTCCAGTTCGACTTGTGTCAGACCAAGGCATGGTTCTCGATCCACGACCGCCGCCCATTCGTCCCCAATGAGAAGACGTCCTTCGGCTCGGCGGTGGATGCCGCGGTGGAGAAGGTCATCGAGGACGTGCGCGACGGGCGCGACATCGACGAAGAGCGGTCATTTGCCGCCGCAGCTGAGATCGTCGAGCGAGACGCCGCCGGGGTGGAGCTGTCCAAAGTGGAGAGCGCCGTCCGCACCTTCCGAGCCAACATCCTCCCGACCTTCGATTGGGCAGAGGTCGCCCTCCAGGCGCACCTGAACACCAACGTGGACGGCCTCGGCGAGGTCGACGGCCACCCCGACATCATCCTCGCTAGCAACGCCGTGTGGGACGTCAAAACCGGCAAGGCCAAGCGGACCGCCGAGACGCCCGAGCTCGGGCTGTACGGGGTGCTGGTAGAGGCCGTGAGCGGATCGCGGGTACCCGAGGTCGGCTACATCTATTACGACCGCGACCTCGTGACCCCCAAGTGGGGCGTCATCTCTGCGCCGTTCACTGACGAGTACCACCGCTGGGCATTCGAGCGAGCGCGAGCGTTCGCCCGAGCCAAGGAAGCCGACGCCCTGCTGAACGCGGGCGCGGAGCGGGCGGAGAACTATTCGATGGTCGGCGGGCCGAAGTTCGACGGCCTGTGCTCCGACTGTCCCTACTCCCCCGCCCTCGGTGGCCCCTGCTCGCTGGTCTATAAGAAGGAGGAAGCATCGTGACTAACAACAATACCGCCGCCGAGATGCTGCTAGCGAGGTTCGAGCCGTCAGAGGTGCTGCACTTTGAGGGCCGCGGCGGGCGCACCTTCGACTACATCGAGGATGAGACCGTGATGGACCGCCTCGATGCCGTCCTCGGTGTCGGTGCCTCGTCCTTCGACTTCGATGTCATCACGCCCACCTGCGTCCGCGGGACGATGGTGATCCAGTGGCCCAACGGCGAGCGCAGCCACTACCAGGACTTCGGCTACGCCACCCGCGCCGACAGCGCCGAGCCGCTGAAGGAAGCGGTCAGCGATGCCATCCGCCGACTCGGGCGATACGCGGGCGTGGCCCGCTACCTGTACCACAAGCACGACTCGCAACGATCGACCCCGGCCCGACCGGCCGCTCCCGCCCGCCCATCCGCACCGCAGCGCCCGGTCCCGATCGCCGACGTGCCCGAAGAGCCGGACTTCTTCCGCGAGGAGTTCGCGCCGCTAGGCTCCCCCGCGACGGCGGTCGCCTTGAACCACTGCCCCGTCCATGACGTGCCGTGGGCCGGCGGACCCGGCGACTACTGGCACAAGGACCCGGACGGGAAGTATTGCCGCCATCCCGACAACATCAAGCGGGCGCGGGCGTCGTGAATGACGACCTCCCGTTCGACTACCCGTCCGCGGCCAACCCCGGAGCGGCACCCGCGAAGGTCTGCCGCCGACATGCGTGGATCACGATCCAGTACGTGGATCACACCAGCAGCGTGCTCTGCTACCGCTGCGGCAAGGTGCGCGACGAGGCCGCCGCCCGGCTCGGCAAGAACAACCGATCCCGCGGGAACAGCATCGAGCGCGACATCGGCAAGCAGCTCGGCCTGCGCCGAGTCGGCCAGTTCGGCGGTCCCGACGACCTGTCCGGCGAGATGTTCGCAGCGCAGGTCAAGAGCGGCGGCGCGTTCTCCGAGCGCTGGTGGTCATGGCTCCGGGCCGTCCCGGTCAACGCCGGCCAGACGCCGCTGCTCGTGGTCACGGATGCGCCAGGACCGGGCCACCGACGCCGCGCGGTCGTGGTCATCGAGATAGGCGACTGGATCGCCCTGCATGGCCCCACGGAGGTCGAGGGATGACCCACGCCGACCGCATCCTCCGCTACCTGCGCGACCACCCCGGCAGCACGACCTGGGAGATCGGCGTGGACCTGCACATCGCCAACGTCACCGCTCGCCTGTCAGACCTACGCGACGCGGGCCACAACGTCATCCGCTGGAAGGACGACACGGGGCTGAACCGCTACCGCGTAGCCGAGGTCACGACGGGTGAGGCCGTGCCGCTGTGGGACGTGGCTTCGTGAGCACCTACGCCGCGTTCCTGGAGCGCAAGACGCAGCTGGACGGCTTCGATGGGTTCGAGCCGGTGTGGATGCCGGACTTCCTGTTCGGGTTCCAGCGAACGCTAGTCGAGTGGGCCATCCGCAAGGGCCGGGGGGCGATCCTCGCCGACTGCGGACTCGGCAAGACGCCGATGCAGTTGGTCTGGGCTGAGAACGTCCGCCGCCACACCGGCAAGCCGGTCCTGATCGTGACGCCGCTCGCGGTCGGGTTCCAGACGCGGGCCGAGGCCGCTAAGTTCGGCATCGAGGCCGACACGTCGCGGGATGGCTCCCTGACGGCTGGCATCACGATCACGAACTACGAACGGCTGCACCTGTTCGACCCTGCCGACCTCGGCGGGATGGTCTGCGATGAGTCGTCGGCTATCAAGTCATTCGATGGCGTCCATCGGGCGCTCGTCACCGAGTACATGCGGAAGATGCGGTATCGCCTGCTCTGCACGGCGACCGCTGCGCCGAACGACTACATCGAACTCGGCACGTCCAGCGAGGCGCTCGGCTACCTCGGCCACATGGACATGCTCAATCGCTTCTTCCGCAACGAGAACAACACGAGCGACACCAAAGGCCGCTGGCGCGGATACGGCGCGCCTCGTGCGTTCGCCGGTCAACAGTGGCGCTTCAAGGGCCACGCCGAAGATGCGTTCTGGCGCTGGGTCTGCTCATGGGCGCGATCGGTTCGGCGGCCGTCCGACCTCGGCTTCGATGACGACGGCTTCATCCTGCCGCCGCTCGAGCACCGCCAGCACATCGTGGATGCGAACTCTCGACCAGAGGGAACGCTGTTCAACCTGCCGGCTATCGGCATCCACGAAGAACGCGACGAGCAACGGCGGACCATCAACGAACGCTGCGAGGCCGTGGCGGAACTGATGTCTGATGCCAAGTCGGCGGTCGCGTGGTGCCACCTGAACGCCGAAGGCGACCTACTCGCCAAGCTCATCCCCGGCGCCGTTCAGGTGAGCGGGTCCGATGACTCGGACGCCAAGGAAGAGGCCCTGATGGCGTTCACTCGTGGGGAGATCCGAGTCCTCGTGACCAAGCCGAAGATCGGCGCATGGGGCCTCAACTGGCAGCACGCGCACCGGATGTCGTTCTTCCCGAGCCATTCGTACGAGCAGTACTACCAGGCCGTCCGGCGGATGTGGCGCTTCGGCCAGACCGAGCCGGTGATCGTGGACATCGTGACCACAGAGGGCGGGCGGAACGCGCTGGAGAACCTGCAACGCAAGGCCGACCAGGCTGACCGAATGTTCAGTGCGTTGGTAGCGCACATGGGGGACGCGCTGGCAGTCCAGCGGACCAACGACTACACCGAGAAAGTGGAGGTGCCCGCGTGGCTGTCCTAGACCAGACCATCACCCCGGAGTATGCCATCTACAACGGCGACAGCATGGAAGTGATGCCTACGCTCCCGGACGGATCGGTCCACCTGTCGGTCTACTCGCCACCATTCGCCGGCCTGTATCAGTACAGCTCGAGCGAGCGCGACCTGTCGAACTCGACCGGCTACCCGGAGTTTCTCACGCACTACGGCTACTTCGTTGAGGAGCTTCACCGGCTGACCATGCCGGGCCGGATGACCGCCGTCCACTGCATGGACATCCCGACCTCGAACACCGGCAAGGGCGACGGGCTGCGCGACTTCCCTGGCGACCTGATCCGCCTGCACGAGTCCATCGGCTGGACCTACGTCGCGCGGTATCACGTCTGGAAGGAACCGCTTGCCGTCCGCAACCGGACGATGACGAAGAGCCTCGCCCACAAGACCATCGTGGACGACTCGACCCGATGCTCCGTGGCCTCGGCCGACTACCTGCTCGTGTTCCGGCGCAAGGGCGAGAACCCCGTCCCGGTATCCCATCCGACCGGACTCGACACCTACGCCGGCGCACGCGAGATCCCTCACGAGCTGCACCGATACCGGGGCTGGAAGGGCAATCAGATAGAGAACCGCTACAGCCATTGGATATGGCGACAGTACGCCTCGGCCTTCTGGGATGACGTGCGGCTTGACCGCGTGCTCCCGTTCCGGGCGTCGCGCGATGAGGAGGATGAGAAGCACGTCCACCCGCTGCAACTGGATGTCATCGACCGGACCATCGTCCTGTGGTCGAACCCCGGCGAGTCGGTCCTTACGCCGTTCATGGGCGTCGGCTCCGAGGTCTACTCGGCCGTTCGCAACGGGCGACGGGGCCTCGGGATCGAGCTCAAGCCGTCCTACTATCGGCAGGCGGTCAAGAACCTCCACGCGCTGACCCGTGACGATTACCAGGAAGCCTCGTGGCTGGACGCCGTCGCTCCCGAGGATGAGCGCGAGTTGGTCGAAGCATGAGCGCCCTACGCCTCAGCCAACCCGGCCTCCCCACCCGGCTCGTCATCGAGACGGACCCGTACTGGACCCTCACGGCGCGGACCCGCTACATCGTGGACAGGCTGCGCGGCCACAACGGCAACCGATCCCGCTGCGCGCGCGACCTCGGCATCATGGTGCAGACCGTCCAGCGCGCCGCTCGTCTCGCCGTGGCTGCCGGTGTCCGCGTGCCACCTGCCGCCAAGGGGGGCGCCGGCCGCGGTCACGACCTCCGACCCCGCAAGGGCAAGCCCGAGCCGTGTCGGGGCACCCTGGCGCGCTCTGGTGGCCCGTGCGGTCGCGGGCGCGGCCACGTCGGCGGTCATCGCTCGCCGTCATCGGAGCAGCGGGAGCGCGCGGCGCAGTCCCGGTACGAGCGGACGGGCTCGCGATGACGGACAGCGGGTACGTCCAACTTCGACTTAAGCCGGTGTCATTTCAGGAAGCGCGCCGGTACGTTGCGGAGACCCATCGGCACAACGACCCGCCTATCGCGTGTCGGGCCAGCGTCGGCATCGAGGACGAGGCTGGACAACTGCGTGGAGTAGGGATGCTCGGTATTCCGAAGGCGCGGCTATCCAACGACGGCCATACGGCCGAGGTCATCCGAGTGGCTACCGACGGCGTCAAGAACGGCTGCTCAATGCTCTACGGCGCTCTTGTTCGCATCGCGTGGGGGATGGGCTATACCCGTGTCCTGACATACACGCTTGAGAACGAGTCTGGTTCGTCTCTCCGGGCCGCCGGCTGGCGGTGCGATGGCGCGCGAGAGACGGGCGGGCCAGCTGAATGGGATCGTCGCAATGGCCGAAAGGTCGAGACGATGTTCTTCGACGCGAAAGTCCCGGACGGTCGCAAAGTGCGATGGGTCATCGAGCGGACGGGCTCACGATGCTGACCCGCCTTCCGGGAGCCTGTGTCGTCTGCCGCCGGCCGGTGTGGTGGGGCGGCAAGTCGTGGCGCGAGGGCACCTGTCAGGGGGTCCGGCACCTCTGCCCAAGCGACCGCCCGACCTGCGGCGCGTGGATGCGCTACGCCCGCCAAATGTGCGCCCGCCGACCCGGCCACACCACGGCGCATCGGACGCAGTACGCGCTAGACAATCAGTACCGGGCCGTCGTGGGCCGAGATCGGAGAGCCGCATGACCCTCGCTGACCTGCTCCTCATCTGGGCCGCACGCGACCGCCTGTACGCGCTCCGTCGCAAGGCGCCCCTGACGGAAGCCGAACGGGACGCTATCGCTTCCTGGCGTGCAGCCGAACGTCGGGCCGTCGATGAGGAGCGTATAATGGACGTGTCCGGAGTCAGCGGATCACACCACATGCGTCACCCGCTCCCGCTGACTCCGGTTGAGCGGGTGACGC